GCATCGCCGCGGTCGTGACGAGCTGGCCGTACGGGCTGATCCACGGGGCGTTGAAGAGCGTCCGCGTGGCGACCTCCTCGAACACGGCCACGACCCCGGTCGTCGACCACACCGCGGCGACGGCATGCTCGATGCCGAGCCCCTCAACCTCGGGCCGCCAGTAGATCTCGGTCAGATAGCGCACCACGTCGTCGTGGGCGTCCGGGGCCTGCACGTGCAGCACGTGCAGGGCGCCGTTCACCAGCTCGACGAACGGCGCCGGACCGCTGACCTGCGGCCGCTGCGGCGGCTGCTGCCCGTACAACAATGGTCGTTCGTGCCTTCCGCCTAGCGGTGGTGGCGTGATTGGTTGCGAGTGTGGCCGCATGGGCGGTGGAGGGATCGCATGACCGGCTGGCACCTCAATAATGGTTAGTAGCTTCAGCGCCGGCAGCACCACAAGGGACACCGCCAGCAGACAAGCGGGTGGCTTGGGTCGTGATGGAATTGATAGTGACGTTCAGAGACGGTTCCAAAAAACCTTCAAGGGTGGATTTTTAACTGGCTCTGCGAAAATACCCCCGCCCCGGCAACCTAGCGATGCTCTGGTAAATTTATTGACTTCGCGATTCCGCCCTCTCCCATTTACCCCGCCTGTTCAGCCATCTCGCACCAGTTTGGTTCTCGATTTACCTCCTCCTGTCTCTCCTCGCCGCCGTAGGCTACCGAGTAATCCCTTTCTTGATTTACTCACAAAAGGACTAAGAGTTGGCGGGGGTCTCCTCAAACCCGCGCAATTTAAGCAAGGCGGTGCGACATTCCGTGGTTTTCAGTTCAACAGGAAATTTTAAATGACCACACCTGACCCGAAAGCCGGCTGGCACCTCGACAGGCGCATCCCATGACCGGCAAGAACGGCCTTGACGGTTTGGCCTTTGCAGCACCCCCCGCAGTATGGTATGGTTCCTTACCGGATTATCTGGCGATGGTTGCCGCTCTCCTGTCGATAGTCTGGCTTGCGATTCGAATATATGAATCCAAAACCGTGAAGAGGTGGCGAAAATGAAATATATCTACCCTTTTTGATTCTGGCTGTCCTTCTCTGGACAGCACCCGCACAGGCTCAAGCCGCCTGTGACGCTCGCGCGAAGATCATTACCCGTCTTGCCGAGAATTATCAGGAACAGCCCCGTGGCCGTGGCGTGACAGCGCGCAGTCTGCTGATGGAGTTGTTCATCTCCCCCGAGGGAACGTGGACACTGCTTGTAAGCCAGCCCAATGGCATCTCGTGTTTGATTGCCGCCGGGGACGGGTGGTTGGAGATTCCCTACATCCCCGATGGTCCGCGTGAGAAAATATGACCCCGTTATCGCCGTCCGAACAAACTCTAGTCAATCGGCTTCGCAAAGGCCCGGCGGATACCGAGGAATTGGTTAACGAGTTGTATGGCTATCGTAGCGACGGCGGACCAGAATTTGCCGCCAATTGCGTTCTTGTCTCAATGAGGCGAATTGAACGGCGGCACCCGGAATTTCGCATCCGCAAGGTCTGGATGTTGGAAGAAACATGATTGAGAAGCTACGCGAGGATTAAAATCGGGACAACAGCCGAAAGGCGCTTTGCATGGTAACCAAGCCCCTGACAGAAAGTCAGTTGAGCGAGACGGTGCGCGCAGAAGCGGAGTATGGAAATCAGACAGCCGCAGCCGAAAGTCTGGGGATACACCGTACTACTTTTCAGCACCGGCTTAAAATAGCGAAAAAGCAGGGCGTTGTATGGCCACCGACCGAACCCTTCGAGACCGATGAACTGCCGGATGAAATCGACCCGGTTGAACTTCTGGAAAGACGCAAAAGACAATTCTTGAGAAAGACCGAGGCCGAAGAGGCCAGGAGATTAATCGAGGTCAGAATCAAGATTAAGGGTCCAATTGGGATTGCTCATTTCGGCGATCCTCATGTTGATGATGACGGAACCGATCTTCCCAAACTTGAAAAGCACACACAAATCTGTCGGGATACCGAGGGATTGTTCGCCGCAAATGTGGGCGATTTACACAATAATTGGATTGGCAGATTAGCCAGATTGTACGGTGAGCAATCAACTTCCGCTGCTGAAGCATGGGCTTTGGTTGAGTGGTTAATGGGGTCAGTAGATTGGCTCTATTTAATTGGAGGAAATCACGATTGTTGGAGTGGTGCGGGCGATCCTCTCAAATGGATTACCAAACACAAGGGCGTTATCTTTGAGCCTTGGGGGGCAAGGCTTAATTTAGTATTCCCAAACGGGAAGCAGATAAGGATCAACGCACGTCACGATTTCACGGGGCACTCAATGTGGAACCCGGCCCATGGTGTAGCGAAGGCCGTTCAAATGGGCTGGAGGGACCACATATCGACGTGCGGGCATAAACATATATCGGGATATCAATTGTTGAAAGACCCGTCATCTGGCTTGATTTCCCACGCTATCAGGGTGGCGGGATATAAAACCTACGACCGCTTCGCAAAGGAGCGGGGATTGCCGAATCAAAACATCTGCCCCACGACAGTAACGATTATCGACCCTCGTTTTGAGGATGACGACCCTAGATTAATCACAACTTTATTTGATGTAGAGGAAGCCTCAGAATTCCTTACCTGGAAACGTAGCCGATGCTAGACTGGTCACTGTACGAAAATTTCACCGAAGCAGAGATGACCTGCAAATGTTTATGCGGTCGCGCTGACATGACGGTCGAGCTTATGGATAATCTACAGGCACTTCGTAATCTGTGTGGTTTCCCGCTGAAGGTTAATTCCGGGTTCAGGTGTCCTGATTACAACGATAGAATCGCATCATCCGGCAGAGATGGGCCTCATACCCTTGGAGCCGCTGTTGACATAGGCATCTCAGGAACACCGGCGCACACCGTCCTGACACGCGCGGCGCGATTTAATTTCACCGGCTTTGGTCTTTCTCAAAATGGCCCACACGAAGGTCGGTTTATTCATCTGGACACGATTCAACCGGGAATGCGTTTCCCTCGACCTTGGGTCTGGTCGTATTGACAGCAAAACCCCGCCGTCCGTCCGGTCACTGGTTTCCCGCGAGCGGGATGCCTACCATGGGAGAGCGGGACTTCACTGACCGGGTTATCCGGGTCTCCAGTTGCGGGCCGGGCGCTAAACCGGCTATATAGGCTATTAGGCCAAATTCTTAGGGTCGCATCGAATGACGTTTCTCCGGCGCTGACATTAACCGAGCGAACAGTTTTAGCTTGGCTCCTCGGACCGGAACCCCAACAACGGGTCTGCTTTCCCCGTCTCCGCAACAACAAGATTCTACCACCACCCACCCTTTTTGCAAGGGCTTTTTCGTGTCCGTCCGTTATGGGCGGCACTCAACTTGAAAGGAGAGCCGTTATGGCTTCCATCGAAGACTTGAAGACATGGTTCGACCGCGACCTTGGCCGCTTTGCCAAATGGGATACCCACATATTAGCCGAAAAGCCTTACGCTGCCGGTGAAATCGGAAAGAGCGAACACGTATGTTATCCGTTCAGCTTTTTCACACATACCCACAAATGGCGGATGGTTCTCATCAATCGTGCCGAGCCGTCATTGATGTGCAACAGCGATACGCGCAAGCCACGCGCAGGGGAGGACTGGACGCGTGGTAGGGACATGACCGAAGGGCCGCTCAACGAGGAAACTTGGCGCGCATTTCTGGCCGAAATCGTGAGTTACGAAATAATTGAAATTTCTGGCTTTGCCCGCTCAAACGACGACAAGCCTGATCAAGGACTGTCCTCCGGTCTGCCTGCCGCTGCGGTCGCAGCTTAATCAACCCGCCCCGTCTGGTTCACGCCGGGCGGGGCTTTTCGTAAGGAGTAAGACAATGATGACCTCCAAACTGTTTCTCGGTGTCTGGCTTATCGCCGGGCTGATGATTGCCACTTCCATGTGGGAGGGTAACACTGTCGCTATGTCGATTGGCGCTGCTGTTGTCAGCGGTGCTCTTGTCGGTGCGTTTGTCAAGTTCATGTGGGACAAGGTCGAGCCGCGCCTGTAATGCTTATCAATCAGGACTCCGCCGCGCCTACGAGGAAAATGTGGGCTGTGCTAATTGCAGGGGCGCTGACCTCCATCGTCAATGTTCTGATGGGAATGTACGTCCCTGACTTCGCCACGCCCGAGGTTTTAAGCATCGTAGGAGCGGCTATGATGGTGCTTGCTGGATACGTGGTAAAAGAGCGTGTTTAGCTGGCTCAGGGGCGTGCGAGAGTGAGTTTGCGGTGGAGACGTGACGGTCGTTTGCTCTGTGGAGCTAAGACGGCACCCGAGAAAGACGACTGCTACATTGATGATCGCCTGCATTATCATATGTCCCTGACTGGCATTATCGAGCCTGACAAAAGCGAGCCCAAGACGGGGCTTTGGCACTGGCGCGAGCCGCGCAGTCCATATTGGGAGAAAGACGAATGATTACGCTCGTCCTCGGCGCTCTGAGGGGTTTGTGGAAATACCTTGCCGTGGCTGTCATAGCGGTGGGGGGCGTCCTGACCTTCGGAGCCATCAAGAAGCGGGAGGGTCGCAAACTGGAACGGGCCAAACACATAGACAGGATATTGGAAAATGCCAAAAAGGCCAAGCGTGCTCGCAGGCGTGTTATTGACAATCTCGATCATGCTGACAAGCTGCGCAAGCGTTTCACCCGTAAGTGATTTCTGCCTGATCTACGAGCCAGTCTACGTGTCGGATGACGATACCGAGGAAACGGTGAGGCAGGTCATGCTGAACAACGCGGCCTGGGAGGAAATTTGCCAATGAAAACCCTGTTCTTCTTCTACATGGTGCTGAAGGCCGGCGTACCGTTTGGTGAACCGACAATAATGCAGTTCGAGGTTCCTGCCGCCGTATGCAAAACTGACCAGACGATGTACGCCGGACCTATCGGGAATCTGCCGGGATACAGCGCTATTCGCGCGGTATGGTGCGAGTAAGTGAAAGGGCCGCCCTGCAAGACAACTATTTTAGTCGGGTACGACCGTGGCATCTGAGCCAAGATGATACCACAGCGTACAATTGTCGTCGCGCACGTATTCCATTAACTCTTCTTCGGTATACCCACGGTCGCCATTTATCAGGGACAAAATTCGCTTCCATTCCTTGCGAGTGAGGGTCACGCCCTGGTCTGCCAGTGTTTTTCCCATCCCCGATTCTACTCCCCCTCCACATCAGCCGCAACCGGCTTCTCCGCGCGGGCCTCTATTGCGGCGTCTCGAACCTCTCCAAGCAGGGTACCACTGCGGTCGAGGTATTCGTCACATAATCTCGCCACTAAAACGCTGCCATTCCCATAGACTGCCACCAATCCTTCAATTAGCTTCGTATGACAAGCCGCCCGCTCGGCCTCCACTGCTTCGGTGATGGCGGTGGCTATGTCGTCAAGCAGTTGTTGTTCTTCGCTGTCGGGGCGGGTTTTGACAAACCAGCCTATTGCGTCCCGCGCCCGTTCCGTAGCGCTCATGTCAGCCATCGGCGATTCGGGTATGCGTGTGGCGGTCATAGGTTGGGGTCCTCGATGTCGTCGCCTATCGTCTCGGCCTCGCCGGCGAAATTGTGGAGCCACCGCCGGTTCTTTTGCAGCGCATCGTAGAAAGTCTCGCCATCGTTCGTCGGCATGAATGCAAAGCCGGTGAAGTCGTCCCACTCCTTCATTATTTCGCGTTCGCGTTTAGTCGCCATCATCGGCCGCCAGCGCCTTGCGGCCATGAGATACGCGGCGGGCCGAAGGGCATGGGGATGCGGGTGGGGTTCATCGCTCGTCCGCCTGTAGGCCGGCCCAAATTTCATATGAAGTGTTGAGGTTTTGCCAGCAGAGGCCAGCAACATTATCAGTGTCAAATTCTGAGCGGGAACTAACTTTACATTCGGCACGAACCGCCGCTGCATCGTCTATGCCCCTCCATCCGCGGTCCCGTAAAAATTTATGAAACTTCTCATCCTGACACCGTATTCCAGCCTGTTGACTGAGTGGTAGGTCATGGAAGGGCCTGCGGGGCTTCTCAGAGGCCGCTGGAGCGCGTTTAACAGGTTCCTCGACATCATCCACCTCAACAAATACAGCCGTATAGCGCGTGCCCGGAGCGGCCTTCATCATGGCATCCGGTAGACCTCCGGGGGCAATGGTCAGGGTGAACTTCCAAGTGCCGTCCTGATTCTGTTTCAGAGAATCTTTCTTGCACTCGACTTCCATTGCCGCATCAACGGCGCGCTCGGCTACGGTGGTCATGAGTTCATTGGGGGCCAAAGACGCCCTTTATATTGACCTTCGCCTAATTCTCGTAATCTACGGCGAATACGTTCCTTCTTTGCTTCTCGTTCAGCGGCCTCAAGCTGTCCTTCCAGTTCAGCTAATTCTGGGTCATAAGTGTAGTCGTTCATCATCCTGCTCCCAATATTGTTGTCTCAAAAGGGCGGATCACCGTCTACCTTTACCGGCGGTGTATCAAGCGTAGGCCGACCGTCTGGCATAGGCTGTCCCGTCATAGGAACATTCGGCGGTGGGGCAATCCGAATTGCATCGACCATCTGTCCATTGAAGGGAACTTTCTGGGTGAACAACTCGATTGTCTTGTTAACCCAGCTATCGGTTTCATCGCCGTACATGGCTGAAATCTGTTCGGCATTGGTCTTGTTCAGAACCAACCCCTTATCCTTGCCGACGAAAAACACGATGGGTTTGGTTTCCGGCTTTTCCTCTGTCCCCACGTTATCCGTAGTGACATGGCTGATAACGACAGAGACACGCTGCCCCTGAAGATTCGCCGCCTTCAGCCATTTGGATTCAAACGATTCACTGATTCTCATTAGATTTCCTTTCTGATTGTAATGTTTTCAGTCGTACTGACCGCGTTCCACAGGTCCATGTTGGTCATGTCGGTGTCTCCGGTAAGAACATCCAGTGGGTTGGGTCTTGAATGCGCCCGAAATTTGACATCCAAACAAAATATGGGTCGCCCACTTCATCAAACCCCAGTGGTTCTTTTTCCCAAGAGCCAACATCTATTTCGCCATAGTCAACTTTGCCGTTAATTAACCGAAGCTCTGCCAGCAAAACATCCGTCCTATCCTTCGGCGCACTCTCAATCGGCTGCCATTCAGTCATTTGATTGCCTCATTGTAAACATCCGCGCCCTTTAAAGCCTCGCCTTGTAAAGCAGCCTTGCAAATGGCGACAGTCGCCTTTAGGTGATAAACTGCATCCTTGTCTAGTTCAATTCCATCCGCGATACACGAAGCGATTATCCCGGCGTGGAAGTGCAAGGTTTTGGAGGACATATCTGCGCTGCTCTTGATGTGCGATTCGGTCATACCATCCCCCACACAATCAGAATGAAAACAGCGCCCCACAGAAATCCCCGCCAGAACTCACGCTCCTGTTTGTCGGTCATTGGGCTTTCCAATCGAGGCAGCAGTGGCTTTCGCGCGGGTACCCTCCGTGTTTCGTACACCGCACATCTTCGGGCGCGTATGGCCGCGCCACGCCGTCCGGTCCATGAAAAGTTGCCGCTGCTGCCACGTCATATCCAGGGTCCAGTGCGCGCACCGCCAAACCGCAGTTTCCGCACATCGGGCTCGTGGTGCTGTGTTTCGTCATGGCTTGCGGGCCTCCAGGAAGTCGCGAATTTCAGTCAAATGGCCCATTTCCTCGTTTGCGTGGGGCCTTGGGCTGTCGGGGAAATATTCAGCGTCGGCGCGTTGGTCGAAATATTCCTCGCACTTTCGCAGCAGCGCTTCCGCCTCGTCGGCGCGGGCTTTGACTAACGGTGATGCAGTGGAGAGTGTGACGCCATGTTCCTGTAGCGTTTCCAGTGTTTCGGTATCGACATCCTGGTAGGCATTCCATGTGGCGACGAGGCGGCGGGCGTTGGCCTTGTGAACGCTTTTCGAGATATTGGAATCATCAAACCCCATCCAGTGAACGACCTCATTGCCGTCCTCATCGCAAATTGCCGTAATTCCCCTTTTGCTGAAAAGCCGCAAAAGGCCCGCCGTATGCCCGCTTACCTGTTCCTGCTCGCTCATGGTGTTGCGTCCTTGCAGTCTTGGCACGTCACGGTATCGTCTGGATTTTGCAGCCACGCGCTGTCAGCCGGGATATCCGAGCGTCCGCAAGCGGTCCACATGAGCCGTATCCCGCGATGCACTTCGGCACCAACCGCGCGATGCAGTTTGCCGCTCTTGCCGCGCCATACTGCCGGGCGGAGATTCCCGGTTTCCGGTTCTGAGAACGTCGTCTCAACGGCGTGTGGATTGTGGACGGAGTGGTAAGCGTTGCTCATTTCAAACTCCACATTACGTATTGGCACCAACCACACTCGCATTCGTAGTGGTGTTCTTCGCCGTCCGGTCCGGCCTCGTTGTGCAGTTCAGGACAGTGTTCTGGGTCGGGGCAAACCAGCGGCTCGTAGCCTTTCGGGGATTCAAAGGCATCGGCTATGCTGTAGGGTCCGCTCATATCAGTCCTCCATCAGAAGCCGCGCTCATTGTCCCGCCCTCTTCCCAATCCGCCTGCCGGGCTGTCCTTCTTTCACAGCCTTAACAAGCCGGTTCAACCAGTGGCCGGGAATCTTGGGTGGTTTAATTTCCTCCACACTGCTCACGATGTTATCGAACTGGTCATTTATTTCACCATTATTCATAAGTTCCCTCCTCAATTTCCTTTAATCGCTTGGCAATCTGTTCATTGCGCCATTCCCGTTCGGTACCGGGTGTGAAATTGGCAAGACGCTCGGCAAGCCAGTCGGATATAGGCTGTTTGACGGCGTAATCGCATTCATCGTCCTCGCTGTACATACGCACCTCGCCGTTTTCGTGGCGGTACTGAAAAGAATGTGTGCGGCTCAATTTCTGTCTCCGGCGTGTATTTGTACCCAGCCCATTTTTTTCTCCGTGGCCCGCGCCGTTTGGATTTGCCGTTCACCCGCCTCTTGCCGTGCTTCGCTGGGCCACCTTGCGGAACGCCGACCTCACTCATAAAGGTTGTCTTGCGGGCCGTAGCATGTTTTTTGCTCATGTTAGTACCCAGCCCATCAGGTGGCCTTGAGAATTAAATCAACGTCGAGAGCTGCGGCAATTTTCTTTACTGCCTCAAATTCCATCCCCCGCACTTCGATTGGAGTTGGGGGATCAAATCGCTGCTGAAACGTTTGCTCTATGCGCGCAGTCTCACTAGAAAAAACTTGGCGGGCACGGTTTAACGGCGTATCGCTTTTCAACGCCGCCAAAATTTGTTCGTCCGTCATTCTCTCATCTCCATCGTGATCGGGATGACCACGACCCAACAGTACCCCTATGTAACCGTCCCGTCAAGTGACAATTCTGTTGACGGCGCTTATTTTTCAGGCTACGGTCTTTTTATGAATGGTCAAGAACTCAAGCAAACTCGCAAGTCCTTGGGGCTTTCCCAAGAGAATTTTGGTGCGGCCATCGGTCGGTCGAAAATGCAAATCATCAGATATGAGAAGGGTGACGCACTTATTACGTCGTTGATAGAGCGCGCCGTCCGTGATCTGGTGAGGGAGCAGGCGGAGGCAGCCGAATGATGAAGATTTTGATGGAAATTTTCTGGCAGTGGTGTGGAGCCACGATATTAATTATAGCTGGTATGGTTGTCTGGCTCATCGGTTCCGGTGAAATGACGCCATCAACAACTTGGGCATGGATAGTCATTTTTCTTTGGGCAATCACCTCGGTTGCTCTTGGAATACGAACAATTTTGAGGCCGTCATGACCAACCGCGACGAAATGCCGGACCGTTTTGAATGCGCCGCCATCCTTCTCATGTCCTGTCTCATTGCCGCGATGGTGGTGTGGTGGTAAACTTTCTCCGCCATCTTTTCTTCCCCCACGACAAAATCATCCCCATGGCTGACGGTTCCCTGCTTATCCGTGTGGTGGCGTTGAATGCACTGAAACTAGCTGTTCCTAAAAGACGGTGGTGGTGATGGACAATTTTAGCGAAACTCTGACAATCGCGGTTGTCACCGTAGCTGCCACATTAGCTGTTATGCTAGGTGGCGTGGCCTTAATTTTAGTGGGTTTGGCCTTAATCGCGCTTGCCATACTAGGAATGATTATTCTGCTACCAGTTCTAGTCATTGGGGCTCTAATCGCGGTTCTCTATATGCCAGTGGATTTCGTAAGGGCCGCCAAAAAATGACCACCCCCGCTTCTTTATGTACTCTGTACACACGCGCTGGGCCGCCATCCCCTGTCCAGCCTGAGCGCGACCCCTTGTGTGCAGAGTACTTGAAGGCGCGGGCAATTCAGTTCTCCCCTGTAAACTCGCCGCCCTGCCTCACGGTGGGGCGGTCTTTTTTTGTTTGATGGGGCAATATGAAGCGCGATAAATTCGACATAGCAATGAGCAGCCTCATTCGTGAGCGAGCCGACTGGACCTGTGAGCGGTGTTTTACCTATTACCCGGAAGGTAACAGATCGGGTTTGGAACATTCTCACATATGGGGTCGCAGGCGGCATTCAGTCAGGTGGTTCCCCGACGATGGGATTGCACTTTGCACCGGATGTCATTCGTTTGTCGGGTCTAATCCTGATGAACATAAGGCCTTCGCTCGGGATATACTCGGTGAGAAACGATACGCCGCCTTGCAACTGAAAGCAAACACCACCCGCCGTTGGAAAGAATGGGAGAAAGTTGAACTCTACGCCCAAATGAAAGCCGCGCTCAAGGACATGCAGGAGCGCAGGGCAATGGGCATTGAGGGCAGGTTGGAATTTTATTTGGAGGTGGCATGACCGAGAACAGCAAGGGCGGCATGGCCTATGACGCGGTTATCGGCTGGCCGAATATTGAACTCATTATCGGCACAGCGAAGGACGGAACCAGCCTGCATGGGAATGCCCTGGAATCCGCGCCTGATGGCTATGGCATCGTGACTGCGGCCTATAACCTTCAAGGAGAAAACGCTCTGTTCGACGCAAAGCGAATTTGTGAGGCGTGGAATGCACTAAATGAGAAGCAGGCATGAAACACGGCCTCACCAAACGCCAGAAGCAATGCCTTGAATTCGTCACGAAATTTATCGGCGAAAACGGATACGCGCCATCTTATGAAGAAATTACCGAGGCGATAGGACTGGCTTCGAAGAGCGGCACATTCCGCCTTCTCACTGCACTTGAAGAAAGAGGACACATTACCCGCCTGCCCGCACGCGCCCGGACTTTAAGGCTGGTGAAGTGAATGAGAACGCCCTTCTGATGCACAGATACCTACAGAGCCTGTTCACACGCCCTAGTGACGCCCTGAAGGCGCTGGGGGCGCTAAACAGAGCGGACGCAACCTGGGACGATGTTTTCGAGGTCTGTTGCAGGGTAAATCCAGAATGACCGACTACCAACTCTGCAACCTCATAGACACCTATTGGTCCGAGCGCGGTGTAAGGGCCAACCCACGGATTAAGAGGGTGCTTCTTCCTTCAAAGGGAACCTACAACTGGATTCCAAGGCAAGTGATTGTATCAGACTTGAGAGGAACGGAGAACCCAGGATAATGAAAGAAGTAGTGCTAACACAAGGCAAGGTTGCCCTGGTTGATGATGCTGATTTTGAACGTGTGGCTGCGTTTAAGTGGTATGCAAGACAAGAAAAGCGCCGCCCACACTGTTGGTATGCGACACGCAGTAACGGCAAAAATAAAACGACCTATCTGCACCGGTTTATTCTTGACGCCCCCAAGGGCCTCGATGTTGACCACAAAGACTGGGACGGACTGAATTGTCAGCGGGCAAACTTGCGGTTGGCCACCCACTCACAAAACAACATGAACCGCGCCATCAAAGCGCACAACCAAACCGGGTTTACGGGGATAGATGTGCATTATAGGCGCCCTAAACCATATAGGGGCCGCGTCCAAATCAAAAAAAAGCGTATCTACACAAAATCTTTTTCGACGTTAGAAGAGGCCGTAACGGCCCGCGCAGAACTAGTGCGTAAGTTTTATGGGGAATTCGCGGGATGATCCCCCAATGGCAACTGACCGATTATGACCGCACCTGGGAATGGTGGACGGAACTCAGGCACTACCGGCAGAGGATTGTGCGTGCAATAGCGAGGAGGACCTTGGCATGAGGGTTCTCGTATATGGCGGCAGAGATTTTACGCGGACGACAACTGCTTACCGGGCACTCGATGCTTTGCACAAGAAGATAGGCATTGACGTAGTGATTGAAGGCGATGCTCGTGGTGCGGACAGAATAGCAGGTTTTTGGGCGCGGAAAAACCAGATTGAGAACCGAAAGTTTCCTATCAAGCAAATTGAGTGGAATTTGTACGGTGCTGCCGCAGGGCCAATACGCAACCAGAAAATGCTCGATGAAGGAAAGCCAGAATATGCAGTAGAGTTCCCCGGTGGAAGAGGAACCGCCGATATGGCAACACGGCTGGAAAAGGCTGGAATAGAGATTTACCGACCTCTAGGTGACGCATGACCTTCAAAGCCTTCTACAGCCGTTTCCCACGTCGTGTGAAGCCCTTCAACGCCGAGCGGGCATATGACAAGGCCATGCTAGTCGCAACGCATGAGGAGGTCATGGAGGGGCTTGAGCGGTTCATTCAGGCGGAACCCTGGCATGGTGAGATAAAGTTCTGCCCTCACGCGGCGTCGTGGCTGAACTCTGGAGAATGGCTAAACGAGTACGACGGCCCCGGCGAATTCGGCAAGCGCATGACGGCGACAGAGGCGTTGAGGTTGGTGTCAAATGATTAGCGGGTCAGATAAGACATTTCTTTGGTTAATTGCGTCAATTATTTTTGCTGCGTTCTTGTTTGGTGGCACGCCTGATTTGCTTGACGTTTTGATAGGAAATTTAATGGGCGAATGTCCAATTATAATTGGAACCCCAAAATGATTTCCCCCTCCCCCATTTTATATGCTATAAACGGTAATGCTCTGTGTGGGTGTTTGATTGAGAAGTGCAACGTGCGTGACCGCTGCGGCCTTACGCGGTGGTTTTCTTGCAAGGCGCACGGTCGGGAACAACGAACGCTACAGCGTCCAGATTATCTCAGCATGCCGGTGTACAACGGTCGCTTCTCTACCAAGCGCCTGCAAAGGTTCGCCCCGCAAGTCGGGGAGACCCACGGGGCGATGTCCGTATACTTTGGCAAGGTCGGACGTTGAAAAGAGTCTACTTACTTTTCAGTTGCTTTACAAGACAAATCCTCGCCGCACATATGGAGCCTCTATACCGAGAGGTCGCCTTGAGACTGCGTAAAGCGGTTGGAACTGGTGTGGCTCCCAAATTGCGTGTTGACGGTCAATGCTTGGAAATGCTGGCGCGCAAGGGTTAAGGCCCTATCAGGAGATACGTTCATAGGGGCAGGGTTACCGAAGCACACAAACCCGGACGCTTGAAGATGTGTGCGTGCTCGCGACGAAGGCTCTATATCGCAAGTGCATGGCGTCCCTTCTTCGGAAGGGAACCTATGCCCGAACTCAGGATACTCGAAGTGCATGAATGAGAAGAGAAAGAGGAATGCAGAAAAAAAGAGATCACCAAGGCAGGAAGAAAAGTATTTAAAAAAAGAACTCAAAAAACTGAACCCAAAACGTAATCGAATTAAAGGATGGCTGGAATTCACGGGTGTAGAAGTTCCAGATACAATCGAACATATTGATTTGATTAAATTAGCCTACAAGGAGTTTAAGAATATACCTGAAAGAATCCCGGATAACCCAAGACCTATTGATCTACACTCGTGTTACAACGTCATAATAAATTGGGATAAACGGGTCCGTGTGAAGCCAAAAAAGAAGGAGAAAAAACAGAAGAAGCAGAAAGGTTTTAAGCCGAGGGCGACGGGAATTTTTACCACGGATATGAACGCAAAAATCGCGGCGTTTTACCGGAGTTATGAATGGCGCAAATTGCGAATGGTGGTTCTGAAAAAGTACGGTGCGCGTTGTCAGTGTTGTGGAGCAACGAGAGCGGATGGCGTTTCGATTCATGTGGATCACATCAAATCGCTGCGGAAGTTTTGGGAACTACGACTTGTTGAGGGCAGTCTTCAAGTTCTATGCGAAGTGTGCAATCATGGTAAGGGAAATTGGGATGACACGGATTGGCGCGATACCCTGACAGCAGAATACAACGCTATGATGGCAGAAGGATAGCGGTCCCCCTCACAGGGGACGGGTTGGGCTTATGCCTGATGATGAAAGGATATTGAGATGGAAATCAAAGAACGGGTTGGAATTGTTCGAGAGGCAAAACAGGCGCGGTTGGATGGGGATATAAGTCAGCGATTGCAGGCGGCTCAAGTTTTGTTATTGGTGGAAATATTAAAAGCGATTAAGCTTGGTGGTCCGCTTTAAATGCCATGATGACAGAAGGAGTTTAGAATGAAAGACGTAATAAAGTTTCCATCAAAATCGAGTTACTACGTTGGCAAGACGGTGAAAGTTGTACGACATGGCGAATCATTGTGGCTTGAGGTGAAAAGCGCCCGACCTGATGGGAAATTGGTTGCTGTGCTGGCGAACTCGCCGCTGTTTTGGCCGGAGAGCCTTGGTGATGCAGTTGAGATTTCGCCCGATGAAATCTTGCGGGAATATGATGAGGGGAAAGCAGAACGAGAATATCAGGAGAATGCCAAACGCAATACGACATGATGACAGGAGAATGAGATGCGCCGCCGCCGCAGGGATAGCGTCAAGGGAAGGAAGAAACGTCTTTCGCTTTGCAGAAAGCAAGCCTGGAAATGTGCTATATGCGGCGATGAGATGATTTGGATACCTTCTGGATATGAGGGCACGCCAGAAGATAATCATGCAACGACAGAGCATGTAGTGCCGTATGCAAATGGAGGATCGTTTGCCCTGACGAATCTAGTCGCGGCGCATTATAAATGTAATCACGACCGGCACGCTAGAGGACGAAGTGGGTAGGGGGAAAAACAATATCGACACTTTAGAATTGTGCGCCCGCGCTGGCGAAATTCTCAAGCGTGTCGGGTTTGTTCATCATCAAACTTCGATGACCACGCCCGCTGTTTATTATCGCTGGCCGGATCGACAGCACTTGTTGCGCGTTGCAGAGCACAGCGGGAAAAAGACACGCAAGAATGGCGGGCTTGGGGTGGGGGGGTCGAGTGTCACGTTTAACGGTACCCATCTTGACCCGCCGGGTAAAATGAACATCAGAGAGGAAAAGATAGAATCCACGATAAGCGCGGCGATTGGAAGATACTTTATGAAAAGCGCCCCTGACAGCACACCAAGGAACGGATGATGGACAAGACGCACGATAATGTAATTTCGTCATTTACCTTCGTCATTTTGCGGAGCATCCAAGAGGCTCTTCGCGGCGAAATCGTTAAATCCACTGTGTCGCCGGAGCTTGTCAGATTGGCTCGGGACATTGGCGAATGGGAAGAGGCCGATGGACAAGATTTGTGAGTTGTGCCAATGGTGGGAGCGGCGCATGTTGGTTTTGGATGAATTCACGGGCACTACGGTTTCACTGGGGCATTGTGCAACACGAATCATAGGCGGTCTGACAGCAGAGGATTACACCTGTGGACAGTGGGGGGAGGTCCGTGATGGACAAGACGTGTGAGAGTTGCCGGTGGTGGCATATGGATGAACATATATCGGGTGAGTGTCACCGCTTCCCGCCTTATCCATATCCTGATGGTGCTGCATTTGGCGAGCAAATATTATATCCGAAAGTTGGCCCACAAAATTGGTGTGGAGAATGGGAGGAAAAGCCGTGAGTGAGTTAGCTCGTTTTAAGCATGACCCGCGCTCTTTACTTGATGGCCTGCCAGACCGGTGGCCCGGCGAGGCGTTACGCGCGGCGGTTATAATCGTGACTGATGCTGAGGGCCGATCGATATGGGATGCGTCTAGTTATAGCAAGCAAGAGGTTCTTTGGGCGATGGAGAAATTCAAGCATGAAATCCTGTTTGGGCGTGATGATGACTGACATGACCAAGCGGGTTGCCGCCGCGCTTCTGGAACTTGAGGGCCTGCCTTTTCCCAAGGTTGGGTCGTGCGATTACGACGCTGCGATGCGCCGGGCGCGGGTTGCTATCGCCGCCATGCGGGAGCCTACGGATGAAATGAAGGACGCCTTTCGAATCGGCGCGGACGTTCAAATCAAAGCCGGGCAGATTGTTTCTGGCAAGGGGTGGACACACGGTTGGCACGCAGCTATCGATGCAGCTCTACAGGAGGACAAGCCGTGAGAGCAATTGATTGGTATTTGGTTTTCCTTATGGCGCTGGTGCTTGGGCTGAACGTTTATAATTTTGTCATGGGCCGCCGCGATAGACGAAAAGGAAATCCCCATGACTGACAAGACGTGTGAGACGTGCCGGTGGTGGAACCAGCGAATGCTGGTTTTGGATGAATTCACGGGCACTACGATTTCGCTGGGGCATTGCGAAACACGTACAATAGGCGGTCTGACGGCTGAGGATTATACCTGTAGAGAATGGGGTGGGAAGCGCGATGACTGACATGGTGGAGCGGGTAGCGCGGGCGATGATTGCGGAAGAAACGCGTATGAAAGAAACATTAGCTGCAAATTTAGGACCAACATTTACGTGCTGGATGCCTACATGGGAAACGGCAAGCGAGATTTATTTAGTTCGCGCCCGCGCCGCTATCGCCGCCATGCGGGAGCCTACGGAGGGGATGTTAATGGGTGGTGTTACGGCCATGAGTGCGGAAATGCCTGGCGGTAAACCAGTTACATCTGCTGTTATTTATGGACAGCCAGGGCCGGTGTTCCAAGCCATGATCGACGCAGCTTTGCAGGAGGATAAGCCGTGAGTGACAAACTTGTTGCGATCAGCGCGCGGCTGGAGGCGGCAACGCCGGGGCCTTGGAGGGTTGTGGACAAGGGTGATTTTTTGGAGTCTGACGCCGGGCCAATTGCTGACCTTCGTTATTTTCATATACCTGATAATGAAAAAAACGCTGATTTCATCGCCCACGCCCCCACCGACATATCTTGGATGGCCGAGGAGATAAAACAACTACGTGCTGAATTAGCAGCCGAACGGGATGTTTTGACGGGCTTGGGAAAAGAGATAGACCGCCTTAGAAAAATAGAATCCGAGTTTATTGCACTGGTGGATTTGCCATGACTGACAGGAGAACGCGATGAGTGAATGTAAGAATTGCCACGATGAATATTGGGTATGTGAAGTTCACCCAGACATGGTGTGGGGCGGTACCAGTGCTCGCGAAGATGCTTGTCATTGTGGTGGTGCAGGAATGCCGTGTAGGATTTGTAATCCGTGTGATTATGATAATCCGCCACGAGACCCGCAGGCTTTAAAGTGATTCAAGAGGCTGGCGATGACTGATAGGCTGGCGGAAATACAGCAGTGGTATGGAGAGCGGACTCAGCCCGGCAGGGTAATTCCGTTTGATGATGTTCCGAGGGGCTACGCGCAGAGTGTGGTTTACATGGGCTGGCTGCTTGATGAGGTTGAGCGGCAACGTGCAGAAATTGAACTTTTACAGCGCAACCACGCCGATGGCTTGAAGGTCACTGGTATACCGTTGAAGGGGAATGTGACATGAATACGCGCACACGTTTGGAGCTTGGGCTGTGCCAAGAGGACAATCGTCTCCCGGACGGCACCCATGAAGGCTGTTTGACGGCGTGTGTCCATGCTGGCCGAGATAGTGTTTGCCCATATGCGCGGGATGCTGATGTGGCGCTTGATATTCTCATGGAGCCGGGGGAGGCCGCGCACGCGGCATTCGAGGCAATGGACAAGCCTACATGCCACGGCGACCCGAAGGCGCGTGCGTGGGATGTTTTGCAAGGATATCGCGCCATCCTCACCGCCATACGAGAGGGCAAATGAACCGCCGTGGCCGACCAAAGAAATCCGGTCCGCGAGAATCCGATGGACGGGTACAAAGAAATCCACAAAGAGACTACGGAACCCCGGAGCATCAATTAATGAGGCTGAATCTGGCGCAAGGCGGCGACCCTTCAAAGACATCCTGTCCACTGGACTTGTTACATATCCGGGGAGTAATCAGTTTAGATATGCTCTCTGCGGGGCTCAGGTTCGCCAGGACGTACAAAGCAGTTCACAAGGTACATCCACAGGCAGTTGACGCCGACAGGTCGTCCAAGGGCACCGGAGAGGCTTCACCGGAAGAATTAAGGAAACTGATAAAGCTGGAAGCGAGGTTAGGCAAGGCGTTGAAGGCATTATCGAGAGGGTGTTATACTCAGGTATTTAATGTCTGCGTGATGGAGCGGCAGAGCTTCCCGATACCGGCAATCACGGGGAAGCACAAGAATCGACAGAGGAAATTGACGGATGGGTTGAAGGCGCTAATTGCAGGGACTTGACTTTGTAGGTGGAATTATGGTATTGGTTTTAAATGACTGTGAGAGTCGCGTCTCGCGTAGGCGCACACTCCGGGTCGGCATTGCCGATACCGATGATTACTATACACCGCCGAGTGTGGTAGCTTGTTCCCGCGTTACCAACGCGAGGATTGTTCGTTGAAGCCGTGTTCTAGAGACGGTGGAGGGCAGGCGGTATTATGAAGGTAAGCGCCGGGCCAATGCAGAGCAGCTGAGAGGTTGCGGGCGAGAAATCGCAATCATGCACCGGGGACCAGATCGGGGAGGCTTTAACCAGCCTCCCCTTTCGCTGGTGTGGTATACATACGAGACATTACGGTTTCGGCTTGCGCCTCGCTTTTGAACGGCCCTTCGCGTTTTGATTGTGCGCCGTTCTGCCAGTCGATATGAGCAAACCAGCCATTAACCGCCTCGTAAATCCAAAGTGTGGGTCTGCGGTCCATCATTTCCCTCCTTGCAGGCTCTTAGCCTGGGTGAGAATTTCTTGAGCTACGATTGCAGCGCCTCGCGCGTCAGCACCACTAAAACCGCCTGTGTATATCAAGAGGTTGTCCAAGGCGTCCAGAAGCAGTTCATGACTTGCAAGCAGTTCGTCATAGGCTGGCGGTGCTGACTTCATTTTATCGGCGTGGGTACGGTCAGGCATTGTCAGTCTCCTGTGCTTTGGCTAGGGCGTCTCTCATTCTGCCGTACAGCGGGTCGGTTGATGGTCCGGCTCCGAACAGCCTGAACTTGGCATCCGCCAGTGCCTCCAGCAGTTCCGCGTTGATGGTTTTGAGGTTGTCAATGATTGCGTTGGCCTCTCTTAATTTGTCGTGCATCATTCATCCTTTCCGGGCCACGACCGAAGCCGTGACCCTGTTAGGTTAGGTGGCTGCTTTGATGGCGGCGGTCATTTGTTCGTACCACGCGGTATGCCATTTCCACGTTGCCCGCTGTACCGGGGAAGTTTGTTGATAGACCTCCAGCGCCTCCAACAGTTTCGGTGCGGCGGCTATGAGTTTGGCGTTGGTTTTCCAATCTGGCGACATTCTGTCGGATACCGAACAAATGTGTTCGACGGTTTCCGGCCCTTCTGGTTTGACATAGACCGTATAATGGCGTGGATTTGTGGGATTTGGCCCGCCATTTAAATTCCATGGCCCTGGTGTATGTGTCATAGTTTACTCCATAGGTTAATCACTAAAGGGCAGCCCGAAGGCTGCTAGTTGATCCGATCTTCAAGAATTTTGATTTCTCGTTGAATGCGCTGGCAATGCTTCGGGGAATCTGGGTGGCTGTTGTTGAACCAAGCCTCAAGTGATTTGCGGTAACGGTCAAGCGCACCAATGCGCCGTTTGTTTTTTCGTCCGGGGAAATTCATGCGTTTCATCATTCCATCCTCACTGGTTATAAATAGCATGGTTGAAAATGCCCGCGTGTTGTGTGGGTTAGTTGAATCCTTCGATAAAGCGCCTTGCATCCTGCGGATTGCCAGATGTTAAAGCAAACATGCCTAGCATGGCACAGCTTTTACCGGCTTGTGTAGTTTCAGGATGTTTGCCCAGGTCTGACATCATGGAGGTGATTGCTTCTTGCGGGTTATAGTTCGCGCCGGGTTGCAGATATTCGAGGGCGCGGTCTTTGCACCATTGCAAATGTTCGGCTCGTGTCATATCTCTCTACCTTTCTGCGGGCATATCCAATCATGCTTTCACGTCTTATGCGAGACCACGCCGTAACGTGGTCTCATGGGGTTAGTTTGTGAGTGCGTTGATTTCGCTTTGCGACCACACGTCGGCATCCAGGCCGCCAAGCCATTGAGTGATATGTTTTGACGTTGTGGTGCTGTATTTAGTGGCTGTGCGAACGCATCCCTTGCCGTCAATCATGGCGGCGACGGGTGTTTCGTATGAGAAGAAAACAACATTCCCGTTGTTCAGGAACAGTTCAGTTTTATTCGCGCCGAGTGATTTTATTTTAATCATTGTAATCCTCCATGGGTTTGATGGTCTCACAAAAGACGTGAAGCGGGCTAGTCTGTGCGAGCTTTGCCGCATGTTTTGCAAGTCATGCGAGGGATGATTTGAGTGTGGTAGCGGTTGTCGTGATAGCCTGAAAGAAGTTTTTGGGTCGCGCCGCAGTGCTCGCAAACCATAATGGCCCTAAAGTCGTTACGGTGTTCCGACGTGATTTCCTTTATTTTCATATTCCTACCTTTCTTGTGGCATATTTAAACTGCGTGCTTCGCTTGGCGGGTTTGCATGATAAGTTTTGTGGCAGCCCTGTATTCTTTGATAGTAATACAGCGCCCATATCGACAGCGGTTCTTGAAACTGTCTCGGCATACTGCCCAATTATGGCCAAGCACGGCGCATAGTTCATCGTTTGTTGGGTGGTCTTTGTACCATTCTTGATAGAGTGTCATCATTCCTCTCTTTGTAGGTTCTCGGCTTGTTGAATTACATCGCGGACGTTTCTGAACTTGGTTGTTGTGCTTCTAGCACTATCGGTATCGTTTGGGTCGGTGCGCGCAGCATCTTCAAGTGTATTAACCGCTATGTCGGAGAGCAAGGCCTCAACCGCCGCCTCATTCCTTTCGTAGCACGATTGAAAATGCCCGAATATTATGGGGTTAGGTTTGGGTTCTGGCAGCGTTGATAAGGGCACGCGCTGCTCGACCGTAGGTTTTCCAGGTTTCGCTATCCCAACCTAGTGGGCTTTCGCCGTAGTGGTTGGCGTCGTTCATCAGCTCGGCGAAATGTGGGTGGTTTGTGTTAATCCAGTAATGTCGCCGGGTTGCTTTTACGATATCCGGTGCCGGTAAGTCGCGGTCAACGTGGTCATTGTAAAAGCGTTGCGGTATTCGGATGATAGTCATGTCCGTCACTCCTATTTAGCGGGCCTGTTCAAACCATTCACGTCTCGTGAAGCTGCATCGCCTCGAAAAAGCCCGTTAGGGCTAGGTTGATGGGATAAGGTCTCGCGCTTGTGTTGCGGCACGGATTATCTTGTCCAATGTGTGTCGCACACCATACTGCGCATCTTCCTCGGTCATATCAAAGTCGCCAATATCAAATTCGACGCTGTTTGACTGGAACTTGATAAAGGTTGCCAAGGATTTCAGAATGCCAAGATCATTCTCAGTCATTGTATTCACTCCAGTTGGTTAAACGGACTTTCTGGAGGCGATGCTGCAATTCCCTTGAAAGTGCCCGCTATGTGCGGGCGGAGTATCAGTAGGTGTCGATGTGAATTTGACCAATGGCGTTGCCGTTGATGTCGCGGATTATGCCGTCGAGCATACCCTCTTCAACTGCCTCAGCCAAGTCTCGTAGGATTCGCGCGCATTCTGGTTTGTGGTCTTCGGCGAATGCCCCGTTTCGTAAGTTAAAGTTGATTGTAAGCATTGAATGCACTCCAGGTTAAGTGGACACATTCAAGAGAATTGCTTTGTGATCCCCTTGTAAGCCCGCTGTTGCGGGTTAGGTCCATGCGACTTTGTTGACTGTGTAATCGTTTTCACGGCACCAGTCGCGCGCCGCCTCTTCCGTAGGGTAATATCCGCGCTCTTCGTAGAATCCAGCGCCGCCGTTATCGTTCGTTTGCAAGCGCCAATGATAAGTGATTGCTCTTCCGTCATCCGAACACATGCCCGGCGTTCCAACGATTGTTGCTACTTTGGTCATATTCCATACTCCAGTCAGGCGGGCTAACAAGAGGATCACTGCACAGTCCTTGGGTTTGCCGCGCCGAAGCGCGACAAGGGGTTAGGCGTAAATCAGGCCGTCATCTCCGAGATAGGGCTGGAATTCACCATATTGTTTTGACCCGGCGGTTAACATTTCGCCATATGGCTCATTCCAATCACCATCCCAAAACCCCGCGCCGTGACCGTTGCGGGTCAGCCAGAAATCATGTCCAGCTTGTTTGTCGTCTTGTCCGCCGGGCACGAAATAGTGCGAATATCGACGATAGAATGACCGGCAGTCCGCCTCTAAATCAAGCCGGGTTTCATCGGACATTTCAGCGCCCGTTGGGATTTCGTCGTCAGCGCCCGTATCAGTGAAATACAGGGCCTCGAAACATGCGGCTGTAAAAGTTGAGATAGTCATAACATTCTCCCTTGGTTTACAAACCAAAGGACTGTGCTTGTGCCCCTGCGGAAGTCCGTCTAACCTCCCGAGACCCGGCTTTCCACCGGGATTGATCTATGGCCCTCTGTTGCCTGTATCTGTAATGTAGCATCCTGCACCATACCACGCAAGCACTATCTGTGAAATATTGTTGCTTTCTGCACCATCATGGTTTATATAGATGTGATGGAAACAGTGACATTCGATTTGAAGGCGTGGCGTGGAGAGTTTGACTGGACGGTCAGCAAGCTCGCGGCGATGTTTGGCGTATCGCGCTGGACGGTGGCCAGGATGGAGGCAAAGGGCGAGGTACCGCGCACGGTGTTCCTGTTGTGCGGCCTGTTGAAGGCCCAAAAGCACGGCCTGAAAACGCCCATATGTCACAGGGCATTGGAGGCAGAGAAGTGACACCAAGCGGTAAGAAACTGGCAAAGATGCTGGCACGGGTTAATGCGCCACGGCTAAAGGACTGGAAAGCTATTGTTGAGGGCCACATAGAGCGCTGTTCCGGTAGCCTGCTGTTTGCCCTACGGAACCATAGAGAATGACCTACGACGACAAGATAGACGCCATGCACATGGCAGAGCGTAATTGGTCGCATCATCTTGTCATGTTGTATCTGCCAAATGTCGAATGGCGCGAACGCCTGAAAGTCGAGGACAAGCGCAACATTGAACGGCGACAGGACTGGCGATTCAGACAGCTTACAAATGACCTCGAACGGGACTTGGGGCGCACAAGGCAATGAAAGATGCGCTAATCTGGCTTGTTCTGGCAATCATATCGGCAATGTATTGGACGGCGGTTTACGTAGCGCTATGGGCATAATTGTCACGGCTCTATATGGCTTGCTGATTGCGCTATTCGCGTTAATGGCCATTATGGCCGCGTTTTGCACCGTGGTTTTTGTTCTGCTATGCATCGAGGATTATGGGGATAGCAAGCGGGATAAGGCAGACAGGTAGTTACAAATCACTGCCAACTAACTGTAGTTTGGATTAACAATCATCGGGTAATCATATGAGCATTGGCGGTAAGCGTGAAGGCGCTGGAAGGCCCTTTGGTGCGCGCAATAAGTCATCGGTAGATATCAAGGGCGCATTCGCCAAACACGCGCCTGAACTCATTAAAGCCGTGTTAAAGCTATGCCGTAGCGCTGACGAGAATATACGCCTGAGGGCGCTTGCGTTGGCCCTGGACAGGGGGTTCGGTAAAGCCCCGCAGCCCTTGACTGGTGCTGACCTTGAAGGCCCTGTACTGGCGCGTATCGAACGCGTAATCGTTGAGGACAGGCCGGTTATAACGGGCGATGTTGTCGAATCAAGGCCAGGCCGCGTGGTTATGGTGCCAAGTAAGCTAACACATTGATATCATTACATACTGATGGGTAGGTACCTGGGCACAAATACAACCCGGTGGCTGTATCCTATGGTGGAAGCCAAACAGGGCTTTCCATAATCAATGTTATGAGTTTAGCTTTGTCTAATATACAAGGGTTTGTGCGGGGTAGGGGTACCCCCGGAGACAGAGGCCGGCCCCCGATCCTTGGCCCACCACGACTTCGAGTAAGTTCAAAATTTTAAAAACCTAAATTTCCAGTTCGTCCGTTACTTCTTGACATCCGTTACCGTTGTCCGTTACTGTCCGTTACCGATAATCTTATGGAGCAACGGACATGAATCTAACGGAATTTGGATTGTGGATTCTCGGCGTTTGCCTTTTAGCCGTGATTTTGAAATTGGTGTTAAAAAGGTTTTCGCCTATCCCGGAATTACCGGATGATATTCGTCGTCAGCCCACATGGGGTGTGACGAGGGATTGGGAATTGAAATGGGACGGTTTGAGATGGGAGTGGGTTCGTTTTTCCAATGCTCCTGGTCCGTGGGATCATCATGTTGAATGGTGGAGTCCGGCGAAGGGTTACAAGCGGACGAACGACTGTCGTGATCTTGAGGGCTTTGGTGGGTGATGTTCGGGCTTTTAGTTTTTGGTGTTTATTTTTTCGCTACCGTAATGTGGGTGGTTTGGATGTTCACTTACGGCCCCCTGAAATGAAGGCCCCTCGCTGTAGGTTATGCGGCAAGGAGCATTACGGGCTTTGTCCTTCGGGGTCGTTAATCCCGGCGTCGAAAAGTGAGGGGCGCAATGAGGCGAAGAAGTCAGCACCGGCCAGTACGACCCCGCCACAGGAGATAGAGCGGGCAACGTCCCAATCTGGCCCCCTCACCCCCGCCCAGAAGACCGTAAGGCCCGATGTTGAAAACCACGTCTCTGAAACAATTCCTGAGAAGTTTTATCGAAAGGCTGCCGAACTCGGATTCAGGAAGTTAACGCAGGCCGAGAAACAAAAGAAGTACCGAGAGAAAGGCGGCGCTGGATTACGGGAGCGCGAGCGGTTAAGGATGGCAGCGAAGCGGAAGGAGTTACGCGATGCGTTACGTGACCCGTAGTTACTGGAGTGACGATCTGGAGATGGAAATTCTTGATCCGCCTCGACTGAATGTTTTTGAATCCGCCGGCCCAGTTTCGACCGGGCTTTTCGATTCTTCAGGGAATGAGTTGTTTCGTTTTAAAGACCCTATTGGTTATAAACCCCGTTAATGCCTGAAGTCCTGAAGATTCCCACTGCCAAGGTATTCTTACCGCTTTTATCGCCATCAAGATACAAAGGAGCTTTCGGAGGCCGCTCCAGTGGGAAGTCTCACTTCTTCGCCGAACTAGCTATTGAGCTTTGCGTGCAGAAACCCGGAACAAGAATTGTCTGCGTTCGTGAAGTTCAGAAGGCTTTGAAGGAATCTGTGAAGCTCTTGATGGAGGACAAGATTGCCTCGCTTGAGGTAACGGGATTCACCATATTGTCTGACAGAATCGACACCCCCGGCGGTGGGATTATTCTCTTCCAGGGGATGCAGGACCACACTGCTGAAAGTATCAAGTCACTTGAGGGTTTTGATAGAGCATATGTTGAAGAAGCGCAGACGCTCACTAAACGATCTCTTGAGATGCTTCGCCCTACTATTAGAAAGCCCAAATCGGAAATATGGTTTTCGTGGAATCCCCGACATGCTTCCGATCCGGTTGATGAGTTTCTGAGAGGCCCTATTCCTCCACCGGATGCTATCGTAGTCAGAACAAACTATGACAGGAATCCGTTTTTTCCCGACGTTATGACGGAGGAAAGACTTTACGACGAACAACATACAAGAGACAGATACGGACACATCTGGTTGGGAGATTACGAACCCGCCGCTATTGGAGCAATCTGGAATCGTCTCATTCTTCACAATGGAAGAGTTGAAGAAGCTCCAGAAATGTCCCGGATTGTCGTCTCGGTAGACCCTGCCGTTTCTTCTGAAGAGAAATCGAACGAGCACGGAATAATCGTCGCTGGAATAGGCTCTGACGGTCGTGGGTACGTTCTGGACGACGTAACTTGTAAGGGCGGGCCTCAACAGTGGGCTGAAAGGGCTATAGCTGCTCTTGACCGGTACGAAGCGGATGCGATTGTCATAGAGATAAATCAGGGCGGGGATATGGTTAAGCACACCCTTAAAACCATTCGCCCGAATTTGAGGATAATCGAGGTCAGAGCCACGAGAGGTAAACACGTAAGAGCAGAGCCTATCGCTGCTTTGTATACCACGGGTAAGATTTCTCACGTAGGGGCTTTCCCTCAATTGGAAGATCAACTCTGTCTGTTTACCGCCGCCGGATATGAAGGGGAAGGTTCACCCGATAGGGCGGACGCTCTAGTTTGGGCCTTAACTCAGTTATTCCCGAATCTGACGAAGAAAACTCGTGATAAAGGCAACCGTCCCACGAGGGCAAACTCAGGATATAAACCTCATCGTTGGAGGCAACACGCTTGAAAGGATTCTAAATGGCTGTTTCAAACACTGTAACATACACGGCTGATGATGGTGGGGTTACGATCAATGAAGGAGGTTCTTACGGTCCTCCCGAGGAGATTGCCAGCAGCCGCCTTCGGAACGACCCGCTTGTTTCTGCTGTTGCACAGGAATTTCGTGAACGTCTCGCTGCCAGTGGCACAAGCATCAGTGCGGCCACTGCTGCTAATCCGCCAGTGATAACTTCCGGCGGTCATGGCCTTCAGAATGGTTCAAAGATACACATCATCGGCGTTTTAGGAATGGTGGAACTGAACAACAGATATTACACCATAAACAATAGGACGGCGACCACGTTCGAACTCCAGGAACCGGCTGCTCTCGGTGAATCGAGTTCCGATGTCGATGGTACCGGTTTCACGGCATGGACATCTGGAGGGACGGTTACCGTTGCTGGAATCTCCGGTACGGCGACTGTTTCATTGGGATGATTACCGAGGAAGACTGGAGAAAGCATGCTTAATCGTCGTAATTTCGTCGCCATAACCGCAGCGGCGGCAGTCGTCTCTGCGGTTCCGCTCTCTGCGAAAGCAAGGCCGGAACTCGGCACCCCCTTTTACGTCGCTGATTGGGTTGAGGAAGAGGCATCTTGTGATGATTTTGTATCAACGGCATTCCGACGCGTCGAAAAAGACCTCGGAATACGTTTGGGCCGCCCCACCCGTGAGGCAGTGCATTTTCCCGAAGGGATGCAAATGCATTCTAACCGTGTTTACCACTGGCTTATAACTTGGTCGGCTGAAGTCATTGGTTATGCCTGAATTGACCGACGATGAGAAGAAAAACGGCTGGACCGAAGAAACCCTTGAGAAATACGTGGTTGATCGTGAAAGGGCACAGGCAGGAGTAGTCATGTTCCATCCCGATCATCGCAAGCCTCAAAAGCCGAGATTTGCCAATAGCCATTATCGACCACTCCATTGGAGATAAAACCCGGTGAGGTTCTTCAGGTTGCTATCTGGTTGAACGGTACCGAAACCCAGAAAATGAAGGACCAGTTCCAAAAAGACATTCGTGAGGGCCTTGCGGCGACGAACTTGATTACCGGCCCTGTGATAATGACCGAGTTAAAACCCGGCGATGAGCATGTCCCTCCTGTTCCTGATTATATCCAAGGTCCAAATGTCCGGCTTCTCGTGGGTGAGTCTGTTGTAATTGATTACGTCCCGGAGGAACCGGATTACGAAGCGGGAGAAGGTAATTTCGTCGGCGACCTTGAGCCGGACGATTTAGAAATATTAAGAACGATTCTTCGAAGGGTTTATCAATCCTACAATCCAGGAAAACCTGAACTTTCAACGGAGCGATGCGATGAATACATTAATCGAAACGGTCCCGACGCGGCTCTTGAAGCCTTGAGGATGCACTGATGGCCCATTTATCAAGGGAAGAACTACAGGACGCCCGCGCCCGCGAGCAGCAGAGAGCAATCAGTGGCGGCGTTGGTCGTGGTTCCGGCCCTGGTCTTTCCCGTGGCCTCGACGCCCTTGCGAGGGCTATTGGGTCTCTTACGATAGAAGGCGGGGGGAGAGGCCCAGGGGTTTTACCACTGCAAAAACCAGCCCCAAGCGCGATTCCGGCCAATCAGGCTGTTGCGGACGCGAGGAAGAAACAGCGTGCCGAGGCTCTTCGCCGTAAAGGCCGTAGATCGACAATCCTCTCTGGCGGTGCTGGTGTGATAGGGGAAGCCCCATTATCCCAGCCACAGGCTTTAGGCGGGTAAATGCCTGTTCTCGGTGCTGGCTATATTGGTGACTACACCGAAGACTACGCCACGCTAAATCTCAAGTTTACATCGTATTCGACGATATGGGTTCCGACTGTTTTGGCTGGGGCTCCCGTTGTCAAGGTTTATGCGGCCAATGAAACCGGCACGGAGGTTACGACGGGTATCACGCTGTCGGTTGATTTCGATGGTGTGGCGGGTCTTAATAATGTTCTGGTAGACCTATCTTCTGCTGCCTTCTACGCCGTTGCAAAGGATTACCACGTTATCATCACGACGGGCACGATTGATAGCGTGAGTGCTATTGGGACGGTGATTGGGTCATTCAGTATAGAGAACAGGTTTGATGCGGTAGACGAGATTGTCGATGCGGTCTGGGCGCAAGCAATGACTGAATTAGGTTCTGTCCCCGGAGTTACCGGAACGACACTAGCGGCGTTGGAGTGGCTGTTCCTTCTGGCGCGCAATAAAGGGGACCAAACATCGACAACCAAAAAATTATATGCCGATGATGGGTCAACAGTGATTGCGACAAGTGCTATAAGTGATGACGGGGCGACATTTACCCGTGGAGAGTGGAGCTAATGGCTAACGATACGACACTTCCGGGCACAGGAGAGGTTTACGCCTCAGAAGATCGTGGAGGTGTAAACTTTCAGAAAGTCCAGATTGAATCTTTCGATAGCCATAGTGTTGACGCCTTTGGTCGCTGGCGGGTGTCGAACCCGAAAACAATTTTCGATTCCAAATTATTATATGGGGACAATGAGCCTCTACTGTGGGATGAGGAGCTTATCTCAGGAACAATGGCCACATCCGGTCCTACTGCTAATAAGCCTTTTATTGATTTTACCTCAACCAACACTACCGCCGGGCGGCGGGTGCGGCAGACGTTTACGAGGTTCAACTACCAGCCTGGAAAATCCCAGATGATCCTGATGACCGGGATTCTTGAGCTGGCCTCTGGTACGAAGACGGGGTGTCAGCGCAGAATTGGCATGTTCGATGACGATAACGGAGCTTTCTTCGAATCCGACGCAGGGACAATCGGGGTTACGGTAAGAACCAAAGACTCTGGTTCGGTGGTTGATACAACGGTTGCCCAGAGTTCGTGGAATATAGATACGATGGATGGCGATGCAGATTCGGCAAACCCCTCCGGCCTTACCCTCGATGCAACCAAGACCCAGATTTTCACTATAGATTATACATGGCTGTCTGTTGGTCGCGTGCGGTTCGGGGTAGAGATTGGCGCACATATTCAATATGTGCATGAACATAGTACGGCAAATTCGGTGGTTGTCCCGTGGGCCTCGACACCGAATCTTCCATTGAGATATGAGATTGTAACTACTACGAGTTCCGGTATCTGTTCAATGCGGTGCATTTGCTCGACCGTAATTTCCGAGGGTGGGATGAACAATACGGGGATTGTTCATTACAAGGGAACCGCTGGTGCGGGGGTAACAACTGATACTGCTGATCTTCTGTTCGCCGTTATAGGAATTCAGTTAAAAACAACCCATCTTGGGGCGAATATAGAGGTTCTTGAATCTCTTGTTCAGATACATACGGCAAGCGAGTTTATCGAATGGATTTTGTTGTATGGCGTGAAGGGCAACGCAATCACGGTGGCGGGGACGTTTGATTACGGGGATTTGGCTAACTCCGCCGTACAGTTTGCTCTTGGAGCGGGAGCTACGAATACGGTAACGGGCGGGACTCACGTTGCCGGTGGGTTTCTTGAGACCGGCGGAGGTAACTCCGGCGGTTCTTCAGGGGGCGATTTTCTCCATACCATACTAAGTCTCGGAGCTGCCATTGATGGTACACGAAGTCAAATGGTGTTGTGTGTAAGACCCATCGGGGGTGTATCAGTTGTGACCGTGGAGGGTGCGCTTGTCTGGCGTGAGGCCACTTGATAATACCGCATTTCGTCCAGAACGAACTGGACGTAAGCGATACCGACTTAGCCAACAGGCTTTCCGCGTTCAACTGGTGCAACTTGTTCGATCACATTTTGCCGTTTACCGATGGGTCGGTGGATTCTGATGATAGGGCGCATTTATTGGGATTGTATGCGGGAATAAGTGTATTCCGCCCACCCAAACACGAGGGCTTATTGCCCAATGTTGGAAAATTTCTCAGGTAGGAGACTAAAATGGCTACTTTGTATATAGACGTTTGGATTGATGCCGCACAGACCTTGATTGGCAGGCCAGTCCAGAATATGGCGGTTAGTATTCCGGGCACATCCGCCGTGATAACGAATCCTGCCAACGGCAAAGCAAGGCGACGTGTTCGACTATATTCCGACGCGGACTGCTTTGTGAAATGGGGCACGTCTCCGACCGCTACGGGCGGGACGGATAGCATCCCACTTGGGGCCGATAACCCGGAATCCTTTGATATCGAAACCGGCGACAAGATATCTGTGATAACGAGGGCATGACCATGAGATACAGAGAAATTGACGCACTTCTTCGTGAAGCGGAATCACGGCTTGAACTGGCCGCTGCCCTTAAGGACGGCAAGGCGGCGAAGGAATTTCGCAAAGAGCGTGAAGCACTGGAGACGGCTGTTGGTGGGAAGAAGCGGCTGGATGAGGCTGATAAGATACTTTCCAGTGCAGAGAATGAATCTGCCAAGATCATTGCTAGTGCCGAAACCGAGGTGCGCGGCATCGTTCGCGTGGCTGACGATAACATCAAGGCCGAGGTGCAGGCCCTTGAAAAGAAAGAGGCTGGTCTTGCCGTTGCTCTGGATGATGCTGTCAGTCACAAGAAAGCGAACAAACAGAAGTCGTTGGAACTCGAAAATGCCGCGCTTGCGATCAAGGGCCGTGAGGAAACCGCCAACGACCGTGATTTACATCTCAACAACCGTGAATCGAAGGTCATTGCTGGCGAGGAACAGATTGTAGTGCGTGAGCGTGAAGTCACGGAACGTAAACAGCGTCTTGAGAAGGCTTGGTAGGAGATAGCAATGTCAGCAATTTTTCGATCCGCCCGTAACAATGTATGGGTTATTGAGCAAGCCGTCACCGTGCAGGCAGCGGCCTACGCTACGGGTGAACTTGTAGGCGGGAAATTAACGCTTGCCGGACCATTCATAAAATACGGTGGCCTGATCGAATCAGTCATCATAACCGATCTTGCAAAACAGAGTATTGGAAAGGACGTGGTGATTTTCGACGCTGACCCCTCCAATACGACCTTCACCGAGAATTCAGCACTTGCCATTGCTGACGCTGATTTGGTGAATGTTATTGGTGTCGCACCCGTTCTTGATTGGTTTGATTTTAGTGATAATTCCGTTGGACAGGCGTTGAATCTCGCAATTCCATTCGTTCTGGATGTAGGGGATAGTCTGTATGCGGCAATTGTAGAGCGTGGCGCTCCGACTTACGCATCGACTTCCGACCTAACTATACGAGTTGGAATCCTGCCAGGATGAGCACTCTTCATTCGCGCCTGTCTTCGCGTATCGCGATATTGCGGGGATTCGATGCCAGGAGAGTACTCGATTATGACTTTAGATTAGGCGCGGGCAATGATATTGCCAACGCATCCCGTCGTGGTTTGCGTTACAGCAGCACACCCACCATCACCTATACTGGTGGGGATAATGGAACTTATTTTGACCAAAACGGCGTCTTGCAGACCTCAGGCACGGACATCCCCCGTTTCGACCACAACCCCGTCACGGGTGCCCCGCTTGGATTACTGATTGAAGAGGCTCGTGAGAATCTTGGTCTAGGGAGTGAGGATGCTTCCGACAACAGCAATGAACTTCGCGTAACGGTGTCCACCAACACTGCGGTAGCGCCGGATGGAAACACGACGATGGATAGTCTCCTGGAGACAGCGGACACCAACACCCATCAGCTTAATTTGGATATTCTTACGGTATCGAGTAGCACCCTTTATACGATCACATATTCTTTCAAGAAATTAAACAACGACTATGTTGAGTTGAGTTGGATTGAAAATGGCGTGAGTTCCTTAACTCCCCATATTGTATTCAGATTTTCCACCGAGGCAGTAGTGGCAAGCTCTGGAATTACATCTTCATTTATTCAAAATATAGGGAATGGTATCTACCGGATTGGATTTAGCGCCACGACCGAGAGCGACACGACAGGTATGCTCCCCATTATTTTGACAAACACGGATGGGTCTAGTCAACAGAGTTATGCGGGGAATACATCCAACGGCGTCTATGTGTGGGGAAAGCAAATTGAAGCAGGGGCCTTTCCAACCAGCTACCTTAAAACTGTTGGAGCCGCAGTCACTCGTTCCGCAGATGTAGCGACAATTGCGCTTTCGGATGTGCCGGGGTTCAATCAGAGTGCGGGGACAATTTTAATCGAAGCCGTAATTCCTTCTATAAATGCGGCTTCGGGGCAGGCTCTTGTTGTTATAGATGATGGCGGATTAACGGACAGAATCAGGATTAACCAAACGGCGTCTGCGGACACGGTTCAAATAGCAACTACAAATTCCAGCGGCAATAACGGCTCGTCTCAATTAACTGGCATTGTTGCCGGGACGGCGTTCAAGATTGCAGGGGCATACGCGCAAGACGATGTAGTCGTAGCTTTCGATGGTACACTAGGAACGGCGGATACTACGACGGATTTGCCAACAACGGATGCCCTTACAACGCTGCGGATAGGACGTGATAGCGCGGGTGACGCAACCAACGGCCACATCGCCCGCCTCGTATACTGGAATGTCAGGCAAACCGATGAATTTTTGCAGGATGTGACGGCATGATCGACCGCATGTTGAAAGTCACCAATCTTCGGGATGCGATATCCACCCTGAAATCCGCTGGCGTGGCCGAGATGATCCACAAGGCCGACGACGGGTCCGACACAATTTCGATAGCCAATCACCACGTCGCCATCAAGGTATTCCGCAACCTGCTCATGGTGCGCGGAACCTACGACGCGGAGGGTGTCGAGTTGACGGCTCCCGTTTTCGGCGGGCTGCATCTGATGGTGCGGCTGATATCGGACAAGGCGAAGGCGCGCGCGAAGAAGCTGAAAAACCTTGCCGGGTTTGAGGTCGTGGCGAATCCGGGAACTGTGGGGTGGTTCGGTGGCTGACGAATCCCGCGTTGAGGAAATACTAGTCCGCCGAACCGCGCTGAGAAGTCGCCGTGGGCTGTGGTCAACGATGTGGGATGACCTTGCCCGCGTTCAGCTTCCTCGAAGATTGGGATTTGTCACCCAGACCAGTGAGGGTGATCGTAAGACAGAAGATATATTCGACGGTACGCCGATGCAGGCTGCGCGAGCCTTGGCGAACGCCCTTGGTGCGATGCTCCGTCCTGAAGGGGAGAAGTGGCACCGCATTCGTGCTGTGGAAGATATTGACGAGGCTTCCGATGAGGCAAGTGAGTGGTTCGCCGATACTGACGAGAGAATGCGCGATGCCTTTGAGAATCCTAAATCTCGTATGCGTCAGGCTCTTGGAGAGGCCGATGCTGATTTAATTGTTCTCGGGACGGCGGTGGTTTTCACAGGAGAGGGAGACAGGAATTTACTATTCCAGACACTTCACCTCAAAGATGCTCTGCCGTTCTTCGGTGAGAGCGGTAATCCCGAGGGAATGTTGCGGGATAAGCGATTCACTATCCGACAGGCAGTTTCACGGTTTGGTCGTGAAAAACTGAGCGAGTCAATCAAACAGCAAATAGAGAATAAAAAATGGGACGACTACGTGAATTTCGTCCACGCTGTTCTTCCAAGAGATGAGGGTCGAAAAGAAGCAAATCTCGCCCGTAATCTTCCTTGGGCCGATTTGTGGATTGAACTTGATGAGAAAAAACTTCTTACTTCGGGAGGGTTTCACGAATTCCCCTTCGCGGTACCAAGATGGGATACTTCCGCCGGAGAGGAATACGGACGTTCTCCGGGGATGATAGCCCTACCTGATTCTGAAACCGCGCAAGCCATGCAATCGACTCTTTTGGTTGCTGGTCAGAGAGCCGCCGATCCTCCCCTCGCGGTACCCGACGATTCGACATTTGACGCACCGAATACCTATCCTGGCGGGCTTGTATATTACGATATCGAGTCCGCGAGGGCCGTTGGCAGAATGCCCATTGTCCCACTTGAAACCGGGGGAAATATTCCTCTCACTCGTGATATGCAGCACGATATTCGCGAGCAGATATGGAATGCGTTCTTTAGAAATATTCTGAGGCTTCCGGTGGGTGGTCCTCAAATGACCGCCACGGAAATCCTTGCGCGCAAGGAAGAGTTTATTCGTGAAATCGGGCCTGTGTTTGGAAGGCTGGAAACAGATTATACGGCTCCAATTGTAGAGCGGTCGTTCAATATCATGCTGAGAGCAGGGGCTTTGGCTCCTATCCCCGAAGTCCTACAGGGCCGGGGTGTGCGGTTTGAATACCAAAGTCCGATTAAACGCCTTCGTCAGCAGGTTGAGGCTGCTGCTGCAAGGGCCTGGGCCGAGGAAATGATTTTCCTTGGTGAGTTGAAACCAGAAGCCCTTGATTTGATTAACGTGGATGCTCTTGGCAGATTCAGTGCGGAAGCCGCTGGACTTCCTCATAACATCGTCAATGGCACCGATGAAGTTGAGAGATTACGTCAGGAAAGGGCTGCGGCCCAAGCGGCTGCGGCAGAAGCCGAACAGTTGGCGGCTGGCGTGGATACAGCGTCTACAGTTACGAATATGCCTGGGGTTAAGGAAGCTTTAGAAGGAGTAGCAACATGATCCGCGACCATTTGCTTTTTACAGCGTTGATTCCACAGACGCGCTTAAAAAATGGCAATTTAGACAGTATCGTAAAGGCTATAGAGGATGGCACAGACGTGTTGTTCGTTTGTGACCAAGTGCGCGCAGAAGACTTTCTTGATACTGATAAGGCTAATTTTATTGGCAAAACAGTCGCTTGTGCCTATACGCGCGTTTTTGAGAAGCGCGCCGAACTCGCGTTGCAAGGTAGCGCGTTAAACAACAAGGAAGATGCAGCATGAATATTGGAGGACTGAGAATCCGCCCACTGATTGATACGCCGGGTTCGTTGGAATTTCTTTGGTCTACAGGGCGGTTTGTAGTGATTTGGCATGTTAATAAACGTGAGAGTGGATATCCTGGTGCGGGGCTTAGGTTTTATCGCTGTAACTGGGCAAAATGATCCCTTGGCCTTGGCGGCGCGCTGGGAAACCTGATCTTGATGCTTTCTTTGCGGAACTTCAGCAAGCGCATCCCGGAAAGAAGAACTACACAAAGATGGACCGCTACAGGGACTTCAAGCGGGTATTTCAGGACAATGACCAAGGGCGGAGGGTGTTATACGAGATTTTGTTGCTGTGCCACGTCACTCGTCCTTCAGCCGAACTAGCGCAGTTCAACCCCTACGAGACGATGTTTTTGGATGGTGAGTCCAGCATCGGCATGAAAATTATTACGATAATGGGTGCCGAGCCCTCGGTTCGACCCACAAGCACTAAGGAGACAAGATAATGGCTGACGAAGCCACAGAGACCACGGAAACAACCGAGACCACGGAAGTTACGGAAACGACAGAGACCAAACCCGTCGTTGAGACTGCGGAAACAAAGCCGAACGGTGAAACTGACGACTGGCGCGGTGCTATTCAGGATGAAAAGCTGCGCGACCATGCCGGTAAATTTACTTCGGTTCTGGATTTGGTCGGCAAGCATTTCGAGTTGCGTCAGAGCCTTTCCACAGCAATTCAACCGCTTGGAAAAGAGCCGACTGAAGATCAGGTAACGGATTATCGCAAGAAAATGGGTATTCCTGAAACCAACGAGGGTTACGAGTTTGCGGTTCCAGAAGGCCACGAACCGACTGATGGCGATAAGGCGTTTCAAACTTCCGCCGCTGCTGCTTTTCATGGTTTGAATATCTCGACTGAACAGGCCAAGGGTATCAGCGAGTGGTGGAACGAGATGGCTACTGCAACGTTACAGGCGCAGATCGATGATGATAAGGCGTATGCCGATGAGACTACTGCGGCGCTAAAAAAGGAATGGCCTGGGCAGGAATTCGAGCGTAACAAGGCAATCGCCGACCGTGCTGCTGTCAAGATTTTCAAGGAAGAGATTGACGAAATCAGGAAACTCGAAACTAAGGACGGACGATTTATTCTCGATCATCCGGCAATCATTAAAATGCTGGCTGGGTACGGTCGTGAGATGGAAGAAGGAAGGCTTGGCAATATTATGACGGACGGCGAACTCAACGATAACGACGCCCAGATTAACGCTATTCAGAAGAAAATCGAAGAGGCAACTAACAGCGGCGACCGGGAACTTGCGAACAGGCTCTATCAAGAAGAGCAGGAGCTTTATCGCAAAGCCTTCGGTGCTAGCTCCGTGGTCGGCGCTGAGGGGCGGGTAGTCTAATGCCTAGACACGGATCGAAACCCATTAAACACAAACCCAAACCGAAACCCAAACCAAAATAATTCGTTAGGTCAATTTTCTATCGCGGCTCTCCTGAAAAGGCCCCGCATACGACCATTAACTGCACTACCAAAGCCCCACAGATTCGCACGGCGGCCCCTGTAAAGGCTCTCTGTACGGCGATTTTGTGGCTCTCGGCGGAGTGCCTCATCAAAACTTACGGATGAGGTGACTCAAAATGAGTACATCTATCGATCAGGCCTTTGTCCGGCAGTACGAGAAGAAAGTTCATCTCGTATTCCAGAGAACAGGCTCGTACCTGAAAAATACGGTACGATTTCGACCGGACGTTATTGGTTCTTCAACGACGTTCCAGAAGATCGCCACCGGCACCGCCACGACTAAGGCGCGGCACGGAACGATCACTCCTATGAACCAGACCCATACTCCTCACGAGGCGACACTGGCGGACTTCTATGCCGGTGACTGGGTCGATAAACTCGATGAAGCCAAGATCAATATTGACGAGCGTGACGCCATTGCGACTTCGGGTGCTTTTGCCCTTGGCCGCAAGGTGGACTCGCAGATTGATACTCTCTTGGCTGCCGCCAATACCGACAACGTAACTGCCAACGACCCGACTTCGTCTGCGCTTACTCGTGCCATTCTTCTTGAGATGGCATCGAATCTGTTCGCGCAGGATGTTCCGAACGACGGTCAGGTTTACGGTGCGTTGTCAGCCCAGATGTGGGCGAGAGCTTTGATGATTCGGGAGTTCTCTTCGTCCGACTGGATTGGCGCAACCGGTCTTCCGTTTACCGAAGGCATTCCTACTGGCGGCAGATTCAAGGACTGGATCAATGTCAAATGGGTGATGTTCTCGGGGATTACCGGTAACAACACGGCATCGGAAAGTGCCTTCATCTGGCACAAGTCAGCTATTGGTTATGGAGCCGGCAAGCACGCCGGTAACGTCGCCGGTCGCAATTCCGTGGCTGCTGACATCACTTGGCACGGCGACCGTGCCGCTCATTTCGTCAATCATATGATGAGCGGTGGCGGTGTCACAATCGACGGCAATGGTATAATCGAAGGTGTCTTCGATGTTACCGGTGCTTTCCCGACAGCATAAGGAGGGCTGAAAAATGGCATACACTGCTGGTAATCTTCACCTCCGCGCTGGTGCGCCGGGTGATCTCACCTATACCTACGACGCGACCGCCGATACTATGGCTACGGTGGCTGCGGTCGGGTATTTCAACAACACCGACGACGATCTGAACCTCACGGTTGACGATTTGATTTGGTGTCAGGCTTCTGACGGCAATTTGTGGCTGCGGGTTTCGGCGATTTCGTCGGGTTCCGTCACCACTCAGTTTGCTGGTGGGAATCTGCCTGTCCAAACTCCCGCTACCGGTACTGCTGCGGCTCATTCGACCGAAGTGTTTGTCGGCCAGTACGAGATTGGGACTTCCATCTCTTCGGCGTCCCGCTTTATCCTGCCCATCCCTTATCCTGGGGCAGAGATGATGTTTCGCAAGGTCGACTCGGGAACAGCGGCGTTCTTCGTTGACGCTGGTGGGTCTGCGACTGCGGCGTTAGGTACGTCGATCCCGTATGATTCCGTCGGAAACCGCCGGTTCGTGATGCAGCAAGAAGGTGAAACATTCCACG